ACGGGGGCTCAGCCTCATCCGCGGACATCTCCCACTCGTTCAACGTCCCACCCATGTGCGCGTTCACTGGGATCCGCTTCGGAGACAACACGCCAGCGAAGAACGTGCGGGGAACCTCAATCAGCGGGGGTGTGCGAACACACAACACTGGGACGACCTGGGTGTCATAGTCTCCGAGCATCGCCTCGAACTTCTCGACCGTTGACGCCTGATCGGTCGAGAAGAACAACTGCACACCCTGCAACCCGAGCCGGCGGCCGGTGATGAAGATCGCGAGGGGGCGCTGCTCCGGGTAATACCGTTGCCCATTCACGGGCCGGGTCAACGCTTTCCCGCTCCGATCAGAAAGGTCGATCTCCACCGCGTTCCACGGATCCAAAGGTTGATGCACCCACGTCGTCTCAACGTTCAACGTGACGGTCGCGGTCGGCGTGAACCCCAAACTGATCCCGTCGTCATCGAACATCTCCGCCCGGTACTGCATCTCCGTCTGAAACGGGGCCTCAACGTCAACGACCTGAAACCCTTCAGACACGCCCGCGTTGACAGCGCCGCGAACCCGCCACGTCCGACCATCCGCCACCCGATACAACGTCACGGCAGCGACATCGGTTTCCAGGCCGTCGATCAGAACCTCAACACGCGGGCATGGTGCCGCGTCAGTACGGGCGGTCGCGGTAACAGTGACGGTCATCGCTGCTTCCCCATCCTGATCGTCATCGCCGCGTTCCGGTCGTACTCCTCAAGCCCCTCTGCGACACGGACGTTCACAAAGTCGCGGAACATCGCCGCATCACCCTCGAACACCACCACGACGTCACCAGAACGACCGGACTGCTGCTGCCCGGCGCGGTAGGCGCGATCAAGCCGCGCCTCATATGACCGCAGCGGCTCGACAACTTCACGTCCGCCAGGGTTGTCGCCGATCAGCGCAAGCGTGGGACCGTTCGTGACACCACCCTCCGCAAGCCTTGGGAGCCTCACGTTCGGGATGTACTCGAGCCGGATGCCGAACGCGCCCCCCACGGCGTTCACACCGTCGATCATCCCGTTGATCAGGTCGATCGCGCCGTTCACGCCACCCTCGATCCAACCGAGGATGCCGTTCCACACGCCCTTCACGATCCCGACAAGACCCTCCCACACGTTGCGGAACACCCCGGCGATGCCGTCCCAGATCCCGGACCAGAACGACACGAACCCGTCGAGCACGCCGTATAACCATGTTGCGTACCCGATCCACAGGTCTTTGACCCAGTTCAGGAACCCTTCCCACAGGTCGGTGAAGAAGTTCCCGACCTCGGTCCAGATCCCGTTCCACCAGTCCACGAACCCGTCGATGACCTCAGTGATCCAGGAGATGAACCCGGACCACACGTCGGTGATCCACGCGACCACTGCGTCCCAGTTCAGGACCAGCGCGACGACTGCGGCGATCAGTGCGACGATCGCGAGGATGATCCAGGTGATCGGGTTGGCAAGCAACGCGATGTTCGCGGCCCAGATCGACGCTGTCCACGCAACGAACGCAGCGACCAGCACAGCACCGATCACGACAGCGACCGCAGCAAGAACCCACTGGTTCTCGGACAGCCAATCACCGAACTGTTGCAGCCACGGCATGACACCTTCGAGCCCGTCACCGATCGCGGTGAACACTGCCGTGGCGAGGGGCTCAAGCGCGACCATCGCCGTGTTCATGGTCATCTGCCACCGCTCGGCGAAGTCCATCGTCTCCGCCCCGACACCGAGGATCGTGTCACCCGTCGCGCCGGTCGCGGCCATCAGGTCGTTCATGTTCAGAACACCCGACTGCAACGCGCCCACGAACTGGGCTGCTCCACGGGTGCCGAACACCTGTCCGGCAAGGTCCAGCGCCGCCGCGGTGTCGCCCGCGTCAACGAACCCCTGCAGCTCACCGATGACCCGCTGATACGCCTCCGCGGGCTGCTCGCCGTCCTTCGCGAGATTCACCAGACCACGCGACATCGACGCCATGATCTGCGTCGAATCCAGACCGGCCTTGTCGAACAATCCCACCATCGACACGGCGTCCTCGAAACCGAACCCGAGTTCCTGCAACGCGGGTGCGTTCGCCTGCGCCCCCGCCGCGAGCTCGTTCAGTCCGACGCCGGTCGCCTGGGAGATTTGGAACAGGGTATCCATCGCACCCGATACGGCTTCACCCTCAACGCCGAAAGCGTTGAAAGCCGCCGTGGTGCCTTGGATGTCGACGTCCTCGCCCAGGATCCTGCCGGCTTCCAGGTACTGCGACGCGACCGTTTCCAGCACGTCACCGGACAACCCGAGGCGCGTGTTCAGGTCGGCGACAACGGGCCCGATCTTGTCGAACTCTGCTGGCACCGACTGGCCGACGTCCTTCGCGACATCAACCAGCCCAGCGAGATCGTCACCGACCGCGCCCGTGCCCGTACGGATCGTGTCAGACACGTCGTCGAACGTTGAACCGATCTGGTACAACCCTGCCGCACCAGCAGCGCCAGCCGCGAACAACCCCGCGCCCAGCAACGCCGTGTTCTTCGAGAACGTCTTCAGCTTCGAGTCAGCACCCGACGTGTCGGCGAGAACCTTGATCAGGTAGTCCGTGGCGGTCGTCATCGACGTCTCCTCCCGGGCCGGCCCATCTTGCGTTTCTGTTTCTTCGTCTCTTCGACATGCGCGTCATACGCGAGCGCGAGCATCACCCACAGCCCGTACTCCATGTCGTGGATCACAGGCAGCGTGTACCCGGGGAAGACGTGACCGATCCCGATGAACCGGTTCCCGATCTGGTCAGCCACCCACGGTTCCCGCTCGTTGAAAGCGGTGAGGGTTTCTAGTCCTCGCTCAGCGGCCCGCCCCACGCCGCGGGCGCCTCGTCGCCCGGAGATGAATCCTGCGGGGAGGGCACCTGAGGGTCCGCGACATCACCCGGCTTCTCACCGCGGCTGTCGCCAGGCTCCTGGACGATCTCGAACTCGTCGATGTCCCGATCCAGCAGGTCATCCCACTTCGGTTCCATCCCGGCGTTGCGCATCGCACACCACGCCGCGAAAGCGTTGCCGTAGATCGCGGCGTCCTTCTTCTGCCACGACCCGAGGTCGATACCCGACTCCTCCTGAAACTCAGCCAGAATCCGCGTCGTCTTCCGAACCTTCAGCTCGCGACCATCCGCGACACCATTGATCTTGATCTTCACTGCGCCCTCCTAGAGCGTCCTGTTCGCTTGCTCGATCGCTTCTGCGATCACCTGTTGAATGCGGTCACGCATCAAGTCCCGCAACTCGCTCGTCGCGGGCTCAAAGAAATACGGACGCCCCGGCTGCTCAACCCACGTATCCGACCCGAACAACGGGTGCCGGATCGTCTTGGATTGGAAGATGCGAGCCAGGTTGTACCCGTCCCGTTTCGGGCCGGTCGTCTTGATGTCGATGCCCTGCCTGGTCTTCCCCGCCACAACTCGGGTCTTCAACCCCGACGCGATCTCATCCCGCGTCCCGGTCGCTGACGGGCCACCCTCGGCGAGCTCGGCGCGTTGCGCCTGAATGATCACATCCCCAGACGCCCGAAGCTCGCGACGCAAACCGGTCGCGAGCTTCGGGTTGATCTCCTTCAGCTTCCGCAGGAGACCGGGAAGGTCCGGGGACTCGATACTGAAATCGATCCCCGCGTTACTCATCAGAGCGCCGTGTCGCCCGTGCGGATCACGATATACAGCGGGTAGTCGGCCACACCGTCATCGAGCGCCTTGAACGACATGTCTTGCACAGGAGCGCCCTCAGTGTCAGGCTCCGGGAGCCCGTCATCGAAACGGATCTGCGGGCACACGACCTGAACGGTGGGCTTGTTGCCCGACGTGATGTCAGTGAGACCCTGGAACGTCGCGACCAGCGCGAGAGGCGTATCAGCGAGGTACGCATCCCGGAACGTGTTCGACTGGTACTCGCCATTCAACGAACCGGTGATCATCGCCCGACCCGGGACGCCCGCGCGGCCGATCAACCCACCGCCGCCGATGAACGCCTGCCCCTCGTCACCGCCGTGGTCGACGCTGATCGAGAAATCCGTGATCGTCGCGACAGATGTCCCACCCGACGCGAGCGCCGTGCTCGTCGGGACCGTCACCGAACCACCGACAATCAGCGACGCGCCGACGAACTGGAAGTCCTCCGTGTCCTCCGCGTACGAAGCCGTGGCAAGAGAAACGTCGGTCTTGTACTCCTTCGCAACCCACGACGACTTCAATGTCAGAAGGCCAGCCTGCGCGATCGACAGTTCGAAGCTGTTGCAGAACGCACCCACGAGAGTCTGCGGAGACACCGTGCCGGACGCATCAGCCATCACCGTGCCCACCTGGATCGTCGCTGACGGCTTCCGGTTCGTGGAACCGAACGTGAACAACTGCTGATACAGGCCCGTGGAAACTTCCGCCGAAGCCCCAGACCCCATCAGCAGCTCGAACATCGTCCCGAACCCGCTCGACGACACGACCTGCTCGATCTCGATCGAACCGCGCGTAGCGACAACGTTCCGGTGGATGCCACGCTCCACCCGGCCACCAGGCCGTGCGCCGTCACCCTGCTCGATGGTCTTCTCCATCTTCGGCGGTGCCGTGTTGAACTCGAGGAACCGGTCCACCGTCACGGCCGTGCCGAACGTCGATTCCTTCTTGAAACCGAGCTGATGCTCGACCATTGTTGCCATCAGGACTCACTTCCCTTCTTGCGTGACGGTGCCTCAGAGAACACCTCGTACTGCTGCAACAGACTCCGACCGATCGGGTCGGGAACCTCGAACGCGACACCGCGTTCCACGACACCAGCGCCGGGAACGTGCAGGCGCCCCATCGGGGAGTTGTGGATGAGAAGCATGATGGGTTGTCCTTTCGTTACCCGGTGATCCGAACGAGACCTTGGAACTCGAGCCCCACCCCAGCGAGGTAGCCCATCGAGTCGTCGACCTTGTATGACCGCGTGTCCACTGCTAGGCGGTTCAGGAAACAATGTCTGGCGACACCACCCAAAGTCGGGTAGTCGCGAACGTGCTTCTCCAACTCGCCGGCACGGTCGTACACGTATTCCTCGGCCTCACGCGCCGCACCCACAGGACCAGAACGGATAGCCCAGAACTCGACCTGAACCCGGATCGTCTCGTCACGCGGTTTCGTCGGCGCGAACGGGCCCGGCTGCTGGTCGGCGTCACCACCCAACCAGTTCGCCCACTGCCCACGCTTGCGGATCGCGACACCCCAGTTCTGCTCGAACTCCGGTGCTGATTCGCTGAACAGGGTCACTGCCGCGTCGAACAGGGCAGCTTTGAGGACGTAGAACCCGGTCCGGTCCCTGAACCCAGCCATCAGGCCACCCCAGGCAGGGTGTGTGTCGCGGACGCCAACTCGATCACGCGGTTCGGAACCGCGAAACCTGACGGAGTGGTGCCCATTGGTCGTTGCCCGTACTCTGCCGGTACACCCTGGGTCGCTTGCTGGCCGACCTGCCACAGGTGACGCACAAGCTCACGGGTCGCGAGCTGAAGGTTCGGGGCTACGCCATCCTCACCGGTCTTGTACACGATGCGGATGATCTGCCGGCCCTGGTCGAACCGCTCCCCGTATCTGCCCCGGTAGAGGATCGCCGCGGACTTGTTCACGACGTAGTCGGTGATTGCCACACCATCCACCTCAACAGTGAGGATGTCCGATGGGCGTTCCCACAGCAGCACACCGGTCTTGCCACCGTCCGCGAACTGTTCCACCGTCCGCACGAGAACCGCACCAGCGATGTCTTCAATGATCGGGGTTGCCGCGGCGACGTACAGCCGAAGCATGGCCATGCTCACCGCATCCGCCTTCGACGCGGCGTTCCACTGCAACGACGCGGCAGCGTCATCGAGTGAGATCAGGAACCGGGGGTCAGTGGGCCACACCTCGAGCGTGTCCGTGTACGTCACCGAGTCGGTGGTGTTCTCCCACGCCAGCAAGTACCGTCCAGCGAGCGGGGTGGCTACGTCGACCGAGTATGTGCCCGACGCCTCCGTCGCTGACACCGCCTCGGCCTGCACACCGTCTGGGCGAGTCACCGTCAACGTCACAGTCTTGCCCGTAGTGGTCGACCATGTGACGGTCTTCTCGGTGCCGATATCAACGGGCATGACAGCCTCCTACCGGTGAACGAGCGGGCGGTGATCTGCGGTGTCCCGGTCGGGTGCTTCGGGACGGTTCTCTGGCGCCTGGTCGGGTCTGGTCTGCATCGCTGCCTCTCTCGCTGCGAGGAACTGGCGGTCATCGAGCCAGTACCGGCGGCGGTGCGGGAGCATCGCCCCGGTGTGCGCGTGGATCGGGAACCCCAGCGACCGGATGCGGCGGCAGAAGTACAGATCCTCACCGAGCCACAACCCGTTCAAGGGAAGGTCGCGGAACCAGCACCACGCGTCGCCCTCGTGCGGATCCGCGTTCTCGCGGATCATCTCGAGCACGCTTCGGTGGACGAGGAGACAACCGGTGCCGGCCGCGTCGATCTCAATGATCGTGTCCTCGCGGTAATCGACCACAGGCACGACAGACACCCCGTCGTCAGCCTGCCGGTACAGATGTGGGACCGGCTTCGGCAGCAACCCCGGCGACGGCCACGTCCCGAAGTACAAGCCCGCGACGACGGGCCGGTTTTCGGCGTGCGCGGTTCCGATGATCTTGTCGAACGCTTGCACCGACAGTTGCTCATCGGAGTCGATCATGAACAGCCACTCGGCTGTGGTGTGGTCCAGGAACGTCTTAACAACCTCGTTGCGTTGCCTCGACAACAGTCCACCCTCGATGCGGATGATCCCGTCGACACGTTCGGACCTTGCGCGGACCACCTCGATGATGGACGTCATGAACGCCCCGTCAACCTGCCCGGGGTCGATCCATGCGATAGAGACACGATCTCTGCTCTTCACTTCTCTCTTCTTCCCTGTTTGGGGCGGTGTGGGGTGGGGAACAGGAACCCCACCCCACACCTGATCGCCCTGATCAGGGGCGACTACTTGTCGATCAGAACGTCGGTGCGACCAGGCCCGTACCGGCGATCACCTGGTCCGACGCCTGGAAGCGGTCGGGGATGAACGCTGCGAACCCGAGGACACGGAACAGCACGCTGTTCTGCGCCGCGAGGGTCGCGTCGAACGACGCCGTCTCGAGCTCCGACTCCCACAGCCACATGTCCGCGGTGCGGAGCACGAACACGACGTCCTGATTGGTCGCCGCGCCCAGGTTCTGCGGGATGTTCGGGTCGACGTACACGGGCAGTCCGAGGATGCGACCAGCGAACCCTTCCGCGACCGGCTCACCGGTAGCCGCGGCCTGGTTGAACGCGGGCCCCTCGGGGACGACCAGCGGACGGTTGGAGCTGTCCAGAGCCGACAGGATCCAGTCCCACCGTGCGGGGGTCATGATGATCTTGTCTGCCGGGAGCTTCCGGTCGGTCGCGAGCGTCGACTTGCCCTTGAGCAGCTTCGAGTAGAAGCTGTTCGCAGCCGTCACCGACACAACAGACGGGACCGTCGTGGTGTACGTCACGGTCGTGCCGGCGGTGATCAGACCGCGGAGCTGACCGTTCGCACCCGAACCGGAAATCACCTGCGTGTCCAGCGTGACCGCGTACGCGGTCGCGAGGTCCGAGATGATGATGTCATCCAGCGGCGTGCCCGACTGGCGCAGCAGCGCGATCGAGACCGTCTGCTTGCCCGAGATTTCCGCGATACCCGACGACACCGAGGTGGTCGTGAAGGATCCCTCGGTGACGGTCGTGTTCTGCGTCTGCGTGACCGCCGGTGTGGTGTTCCCGGTCAGCTTCGGCACGTTGACCGACGAGATGCCCTGCGGCAGCGGGCGGACGTTCATCTGGTCCGCGGTGACGCGGCCGGCGCGTGCGATCTCGACGAAGTCATCGATCAGCCACAGAGGCGGCGCAAGTTCACCACCGGAACCAGCGGTCGACGACGCGGCGCGTTCCTGGGACTGCGCGAGACGCTGACGTGCAGCGTCACCCTCGAAGCCTCCACGGTTCGCGTCGTACAGGTCGCGGAAGTACGAGTGCTCCGTGTCACCCTTGCGGTAGACCGGGTTCGGCTCGTTCCCCACACGAGCGGCAGGGGCTCCCGCCGCGGGCGTGCGGACCTCGGCGGCGCGCTGCTGCTCTGCGTCAGCGTCACGCTCCGCCTCGACCTGCGCGATCTGCCCGTCGAGCGTCGCGATGTTCGCGCGCTCCTGACCGAGCTCGGTGACGATCGCAAGCGACCGCTCCTGCTCCTCGGCGCTCAGCGCGTCGCGGGTCGCAAGGACACCGCCCTCAGCGCGGAGCGCTTCAACCTTCGATGCGGCTGCGGCGCGCTTTGCCCGCAGATCCGCGAGGATCTTCTCAAACATGAGAAGCCCTCCTTCCTCCCCATGCAGGGGACTCGGGGGTGCGCGATGCGTCGCTCATCTGGCGTGGCCGTCCGTCATCTGCATGGGCCGTGCGTGCGCGGGTGAACCCTTCACCGGTCGGTGAAGGGAAGAACTCAAAGAGACGCGGTGAGCGCGTCTTTCGCGAGGTAGGTGGCGAGTACGTCCTGAGCCACGGAACGCTCCGAATCGGGTTCGGGGTGGCTGAGGCGTTCCTGGCCGCGCGCGACCAGTGCCCGCAGCACGGGCTCGGGAAGGTCTTCGACCGCTGCGAGAGCGGCCTTCGCTCGGGCGCTGATCGACGTGTTCGGGTTCGCGCCGTAGTTCACCGCGGACACGTCGCCACGATCGAGGTCGACCTCGAGAATCCGGTACTCGGTGTAGTCCGGCGACCACTGGCCCCGGACGATCCGGAACGCGAACGACATTTGGTCGATGTCGCCGTCGTTGATCGCGATCACCATGTCGCGAACGTCGGTGCGTTCTGGGTTGAGGAACGCCTGCACCTTGAGGCCGTTCTCATCCGTCGACAGGGCGAGCGTTCCGGATGTGGTGCGAGCCATCGTCATGCCGCGGTGGTTCAGCAGGAACGCGACATCCGGGTTCCGTGCGAGCGTGTTGTCGAACGCGCGAGCGTCGATGACCTCGTCGTAGGGGCCCCAGAAGTCGTACATCTCGTACGTCTCCTCAACGGTGGAGGCATACCCGTCGACCTGGTAGAACTTCTTCCCGTCACGCTCGACGATCTGCGCGCGGATCTGCGCACCGAACTCCTGCGAACGGGCTGCGGTCGATGGGAACTGTCCGGGTTCGGCGAGAGCTGCGGCGCGGCGCCCGTCGATGTCTGCTGCGATTGCGATGGTCATCTCGCGTCTCCTCTCTGCGCCCCAGCCGGGGTCTCCTTGAACTCGGCCGGGAACAGGGTCTTGAACTCTTCGATCTGCTCAGGCGTGTACGGCGGCAGGTTCAGCAACTCGCGCGCCTCGGACGGGGCACGCATCTTGTCCTTGATCTGCTGCCCGAGCATCGTCGACACTGTTTCCGGGTCCATCCGCAGCAGCGCGTCACTGTTGAGCTTGACGAACCGGGGAGACGGGAGAAGCTTCGACAGCGCCTTCTCACGCCGCTGAATAGCCGGCCCAAGGTTCTGAACCAGGAACTGCAGGTTCCGTTGCGTGATGTTCGCGTACGTGATGCTCGAGCCCTCAACGGCCGCGTCGAACAAGTCACCCGGGACACCGAAGAACCGGCCGATCTCAATGTCGGTGAACCGCATCGTCTCGATGAACGTCGCCTGCGCGGCGGCAGCGTCGATCGGGTGATACTCCCAGTCCTTACCCGTGACGAACGGTTCACCGTTCTCGATCGCGACCTTGAACCGTTCCTTGATCGCCTCGGACTGTTCGGCTGGCACCTTCGCTTCGCCATACTTCAGGTGCGCGGTCGGGATCAGGCCACCACCGAACCACGCCGCAGCGAACTCCTGCGCCGACGAATACTGCTGCAGTGACAGGGCCGCGTACGCAACCGGCGACATCCCCACCACAGAACCCGACGACGTGAACTGACGCTCATGCCACAACTCGGCGCGGTCCCGGCGCTTGCCCTGCACCCAGTACGACACAACACCCCGTGACGACTGGACACGGACGTCTTCGCGTGCGACCAGATCAATCCGGCGCGGCAGCCCAACGCCATCCTTCTCAGTGATCAGCCCGAACGTGTTCCCCAGGCTGTCCAAGTCCGACTGGGTCGAGTACATCCACTCGACGATGTCAACTTCCGCACCACCCGGCTCAACAAGCACGGGCGGTTTCGGAACCTCAACCTGACCCCACGGCACCTTCCGGAACGTGTCGATCGGAAGCGTCGACACAAGGTCGGCACGCAACCGCACACACGCCCACATCGCCGAATGCGACAGGTGCGCCTTCTTGCCCGGCCGGCGGTGCCACTGCCCTGTGCGCGTCGGGCTCACAAGCCCCGGGATTCCACTGGCGGCGTCGCGGAAGAACACGCTCATGCGTTACCCCCACGAGTCCAGAAGAACGACAGCGCGATACACGCAACACCAGCAACGACCAGCGCGACCGGCACCAGCCACATCCACAACCCCCAGACAATGAGGGCAACCCCGGCGAGCTCGAGAACTGTGGTCAGCGCGGCAACGAGTCGCTTGCTCATCTCGGATCTCCCTCTCTGCGGTTACCCGACCGTGTCGAGGATGTCCGGCAACGTTTTCTCCGACTCAATGGCGAACGCGCGCGGCCCGATAGACACCGCGACAAGCGGGCAGATGATCGACGTCGACTTGCGGGCATCCCACACGCGCGTTTCCCCCGTTGACCACGCCGCCCCACCAACCGCCACGTCGAGGGGTGTTTGCCCCTCCGCGCGGTGGACAATCCCGGCCGGTGCCGAGGTGATCCCGTCGTAGTATTCGGCGCACGCGGTGGCATAGTCAGCTCGTGACAGCACGACAAGTTCGATGCCGGCTTTGGTGAACTGGTCGCCCATCACCGCAGCGGCACCGCCTGGCGCACAGTACACGCGCCGCGGCATCCGCGGATTCCGGTCGAACATCGACGAGAACCACCCCACCACCCAGTGCGGTGACCGCTCATGCTGGATAACCTCGGACTGGATCACACCATCCCGGTTGAGCCCGCACCACGCTGCCGTGGCCCAGGACCGGTCGTTCGCGACATCGAGCGTCGGGACACGCGCCCCAACAATATCCGACCCGGTGCCGGCCGCGGCCCACACGTCCGGGGTGAACACCGCGTCACGACCGAGGGGCGCCCAAATCCCGAGACGTTCGCGGCGGAACTGCTCATCCGAGCCCGTGTTTTTCGCGAGAGTGTCGAACTCGTCCCGGACGTACTCTTCGGAGATCCTGATCCCCAAGCCCGGGTTCGCCTCATACCACGCGTCAACATCATCCGACGCGCGGTCATCCGGCACAGACCATTCGAAGTACGCGAGCCGCTCAGCGGACTCATCCATCGCAAGCTTCCGCAATGCCGCCAACTGGGTTGACTCCGGCATCCCCGCCGACGATGTGAACCACACCTGCGGGTTACCCTGCATCGACCGTGCCGCCATCGTCGGCAACAACGCCGCCATCTCATCCAGAGTCAACGCGTACGCCTCATCGAGAACCACAAGATCCCCAGTGAAACCCCGACCCGAACCCTTCGACCTCGCCGCGTACAGCAACCGGTTCCCGTTCTTCAACGTCACACCCGGCTTGTTGCCCGTCCGCATCCCCGGCACCCGCCGAGCATCATCGTCAAGGTCCGCGTCCTCGATACCCTCCACCAACTCAAGCAAGTCTGGGGTGGCACGCAACCGCGCCATCATCGACGTCATCGCCTCGTTCGCGGTCTTGTACTCGTGCGCCGTATGCACAATGACCTTCTCGCCAAATAAGAACAGGCCGGCAAGCTCCCGCGCCTCAAGGATCGCGTTCTTCCCGTTCTGCCTAGGCACCACCAGACACGTCCGAAACGACGTCCACCGGCCATCCTCACGCTCACCCAAAGCGCCCCGAAGCACACGCTCCTGCCACGGATCCAGAACCAGACCAGCTATCGCAGCAAGATCAACCGCGTCATCCGCAGCCGTCGAAAAAAACGGAGGGTAGAACTCAACCCGCGGAACCTGCGAACCTTGCCGCACGTCGGTTAGCGAGCTCATCCAGCCTCGACCCCTTCGGCTTCCCAGCACCCTCAAGACGCTTGATCCGCTCCACCAGAGCAGTCCGCTCCTTAGCCATCGCAGCCATCCCCGGCGCGCCAGCCCTCATCGCCGCCGTCAACATCGCCAACGTCTCACGCGCCTCAGCAAGCTCATCAATCGGCTTCTCATCACCAGCAGACGCAACATCCACAACGGCGAGCTTCACCACATCAGCAACAGCATCCCGACGCGCCGCCACACGCCCGTTCTTCTGATCACGCGCAGCCTGCGCACACGCATCATCAACAGGCTCACCACGACGCACATGACGCCGATACGCAGCAGCAGTCCCACACGGCTTCAACTCACGAGGCATGTCAGACCCCCTGAACGTCAGACCGAACGAACCCCCGTGTGTAAAAAAG